TTACCGGCTCGTAGAAATGAATGGTAGTTAAATCAAAATCGTCTGATAACCTTCCCTCCCATACTTTCAACCAGATTAAGCCTCGCAAATGCGGGGCTTTTTTTATGGAGTATATATGGCAGTTGAAACATATAGCTGGCGCTCTCAGCTCGGTGCTGGCGCGATTGAATATAGCCAGGCGGTACGCGCAGCGCAGTTCGGTGATGGCTATGAGCAGGTGGCCGATAACGGGATTAACTCCACGGCTATTCAGGTGCCCATGAAGCACACAGGCACCGAGTCAGAAGTGGACAGGATTCGTGATTTCCTCCTTGCTCATACCGTGAAGGCTTTCATCATTACGCCGCCAGGTGAAGAGAAGGGACTTTACCGCGTCGTAGCCGATTCGATTCGTAAAACGCAGATCAGCAGCAAATATGCTGAGTTGACGTTCACCATCAAACGGGCTTACGGAGTGTACGCATAATGGCATTAGTCGATCAGGCGGCGATGCTGGCGCCGGGTGGCAGGGTCCGCCTGGTTGAAGTTGACGCCTCAGAGTTCAGTGGCGGGGTCCACCGATTCCACTACGCACCTTTCCCCCATACACCCGAAGAGATCGATGTTGCCAATGGAGATGAACAAAAGCTCGGACCAAAGCCAATCGTCTTCGGTGGCAATACCTACGATTTTTGGCCGTTTCAGGTTTCAGGCCTGGAGCTTTCAACAGACCAGGCGGCGGAGCCCACCCTAAGCGTCTCAAACCTTGACGGCCATATCACTGCGCTGTGCCTGCAATTTAAGGACATGGTTAACGCCAGGGTGAGCATTATCGATACCTATTCGGTCTATCTCGATGCCGTAAATTACCCTGGTGGCGTAAACCCTACAGCTGATTCGTCAATGTACACGCTTCAGACCTTCTGGCTTGATACCAAAACCTCCGAAGATGATGAGGTGGTTACCTGGGCACTCAGCAGCCCAGCCGATTTGCAGAGCCTTGTGATCCCCACCCGACAAATCACATCGCTTTGTGAATGGGCACTGCGCGGTCAGTATCGCAGCGGCGACGGATGTACCTATAACGGCACTGCATATTTCGACGCGAAAGGGAATCCGGTATCAGATCCTGCCCTTGATGTGTGTGGCGGTTGTCTCAGTGACTGCCGTAAACGATTTGGCGCTGGCCTGGCAGACCCTGACGCGGCAATCCTCGATTTTGGTGGCTTCCCGGCAACCGTTCTCTTCACCCGATAACCGGACGTACCAATGAATAAAACCATAATGACAGCTATCCGGGCGCATGCACTGGAGGAATCCCCGCGTGAGTGCTGTGGCTTCGTTATTCAGTCTGGCCGTCGCCAACGCTACATTCCCGTGCAGAATACGCACGAAAATCCGACAGAGCATTTTCGCATCGACGGCGAGCACTGGGCTAACGCCGAAGATATCGGGACGATTATTCGCGTCATCCACTCCCACCCGGGCGACGGTGCCCGGCCTATTCCGTCCGATCTCGACCGCCAGCAGTGCAATAACTCCGGCGTGATCTGGGGTATTTACTCACCTGACAGCGATGAATACGCCGAGATAATGCCGGAGGCGGTGCCGCTTATTGGGCGTCCGTTTATCCTGGGCTCGAATGACTGCTGGGGGCTGATTATGGACTGGCACGCCATTCAGGGCGTCACGCTGAACGATTTTCGCGTCGATTACCCGTGGTGGGAAAGCCAGTACCCGGACAATCTCTATTTCGAAAACTGGGAGCGGGAAGGGTTCGTCGAGTGCGATCCGGCACCAGGCTGCATGGTCATCATGCAGGTTGATTCTGATAAGTGGAACCACGCGGGCATCATCACTGAAGAAGGTGAACTGCTCCACCACCTTTACGGCCAGCCTTCCTGCATTACCCCGTATGCCCGAGGCTATTTCAAAGACCGCACGATGATCTGCGTTCGTCACAAAGACCTGCCGCAGGAGATAAAGCCATGGCGCGTTTAACCACCATTCGTCTGTATGGCGCACTGGGCGCCCGCTTCGGGCGTGTGCATAAACTGGCAGTGCAGACATCTGCCGAAGCGGTAAAAGCCCTATGTATCAACTTCGACGGGCTGGCAGACTATCTGATGAATGCCAAAAAAAATGGCATGACCTTCGTGTTTCGCGGTAAGCGCAACATAGGCGTGCAGGACTTCCAGGAGTTGGCAGGCGATAGCGATATTCGCATAGCGCCAGTTATGGAAGGGGCGAAGAAGGCCGGCATGTTCCAGACAATCCTCGGCGCCGTGATGGTTGTTGCTGGTGTCATTACTGGAGTGGCAACCGGCTGGACGGGCGTAGGTTTGACATTTGGGGCCGGACTTATCATGTCGGGCGCGTCAATGATGGCCGGCGGTATTTACCAGATGCTTTCGCCCCAGCCCAAAGGCTTACAGGGGCGAGACGACCCTGACA